GAGAGAAGCGTTTCGACTACTCAGCTATAGGCGATGCGGTGAATGTTGCTGCGAGGCTCGAATCCAGCACTCGTAAGTTCACCCATGATGTTCTCATTGGTGAGACTACCGCCAAGGCAGTCCACCCTTTCATGGTTCAACCGCTAGATTCTATAGAGGTCAAGGGCAAGAGCGAGAAGTTGAGCGTTTACACGCTGTCTGAGGATGCTATCCATGCTGCCCATTTAGCTGATTATTGGGCAGTGGAAGAAAATAGATAAAGGGTTGACACTTGGAATTCATTCAGTAGGGAGATAAATCGAGAAATCAGCGGTTTTGCAAAATGTCTCCCCTAGGGTCTTTTCCACATAGAGGCTGAAAATAGTCGGTCTATGTGGAAAACTGGCAGATTAGACTATGGTACGTCAGTCTCTGTCATTGACCTTGCGTAGCTTTTTCAATTCCTTGTAAGCCTTTCTAAAATGAGGTTTAGCTACAAATCTGCCTTCAGCTTCAGCAAGTGCAATTTCGGCATCAAGCAGACGATACTTAAGTTCTTCTATTGTAAGTTCATCTGAATCTGCCTTTTGACTTGACTCGCCTTGGTCAGATCCCGTAAATTTGCTGTACTCATCTTTCCACATTTCAATAACTCCTTTGCTCATCCACCAGGGAGACAAATCCATAAATCAAAACGCTAGGTAGAAACGATGGTGCCCGATCGTCGCCACCTCGATCAGCGATTCGGTCCAGTAGGGAGCGTCGAATAAAATTGAATAATAATGGGTGCATCCTTGCAGTACGATAATCTGTGCGCCAGCGGCGGCCATGCCAGCTATGTCGAGCGCCGTTGCCCACGCTGCCTCGTCAGTTGGAGTTTCTGATTTCATGTCGCACCAATAACTGAACTGGCAACGGTGACGACTGGTGCCACCCTGTCGGACCACCTCACAGACGGTAGAGGGATAACTTCTATGCTCAACGCGAGTGAGAACAATCTGGGCGACTGCAAGCTGCCCTATCAGCGGCTCGGATCTAGCCTCGTGATACACCGTCAGAGCGAGGCAGATGAGTTCCAAGCCTGTCATTATTTTGGAATACCCGCGTTATGTTTCACAACGGACCAACTATCGATGGATTGTAAAACTCTGATCCAGAATTGACGCATATCTTTTGGCAACCGCTTTTTGAGTACGGCCCGTACAGCCTTAATTCGGCGCTTGCGTGTCGCAGAACTACTGCTGGATGTTGCCCATTTCGGTGATGTTTCTTGCTTCATCATCGTTCCACTTTAGTGACAAAAATAGGAGCTAGAGGATACGTCTTTCTGTCGATCTCAGGGCCGGCCCACATCCAGTGGACTCTGCCACAACCCTTGCAGGATTGAAACTCAGCTACGACATGAAGGTTCCTCTGAACCTTGTGGCCCTTCATCTCGCCGCCGCAGGAGCATTGCATGGTTCTTCCTCCCTGCTTATGGGACTAAATCTTTACCAAAGATATTTTGAACATCTCGGTATACCTTCTCACGTTTTTCTTTTTCAATCCTTTGATCCTCCAGCCTTTCTTTGAGAGGTCTTTTCATATATTCGAGGTTGGCTTCTATAAAAAATCTCCCTAACTCTTGAGCCTGACAGATTATGTTTCATGCCTAATTCGCGGAAGGTGGTGCCATCGGAAAGTCTTTCGTTATAAATTTGTTTATCCCTTTTTTTATTTTTTTCTATTTGACCAGGATAATTTTCTCCAGGGAGACATCCCGATTGTTTCTTTTTATTCACAGCCGTGCTTACAGCTTCTTTTCTAAGAGCTTCTTTAATAGCAACGATATAAAGTTTTATGAGCTTATTGTCTTCTAGGTCAGTGATACGTCGGTCAGACATATCGCGTTTCAATTTTTTCAGGGATTTTTTTAGAACGCTGGGGTCCAGATCGTTTGCCAGCAATCGTCTTGCTTCAGTGCAACGCTCTCTGGCCTGTTCTAAAGAAGTAGTAGGGTATCTCCCGTGAGTAAGAGTTTTCTCTTTTCCGCCGTAGCGATATTTCTGTCTCCAGACTTTTGATCCTGAAGGATAGATTGCAAGATACAAGCCTCTGCTATCGAATAGCTTTTTGAGTTTTTCTGCTGGCTCTGCGGTGCTGACAATATACTCAGTAAGTTTCATTTGCCTTTCTCCAGGTCAATAAGCAAATCTATGTAATGACGAGCCTTCTGTAAATCCGAGATTCCGCCCTTGCTTTTGTATCGGCATAAATACTTAATCACATTGCCAACGCCGTAGCCCAGACCATTGCTTTCAATGAATTCAAACGGCTGAATGACCATATCTTTGTAGTGGTCGCCACCGACCTGCTTTTTACTGGCGCTCATGCTCTCCTCCACACTCTGACACCTTTCGATCCGCCCTCAATGACTGACCTGGCGGTCAGCATGAATCCTTGTGTCACTTTGAGGTAGCTCATTCTGTTCGATAAAACTTTATAGGCATTGCTCCCTGCTATCACCCCACGAAAAAACACACTGTCTCCTGACTTCAATTTTCTCAGCACGGCGAACGGATGACCCTCATTAAATCTAGCAGCGGGCATGGGGATGCCTTGGTCAATTCGCGGGGTGTCGTTATCCATCGAAGGTTTTGCAGTCACAGCAAAGCGAAGGCTCATCATCTTCTGGTTCATCCCCGAAGATAGGATAAAAATGACTGAGACATTCCTGGCAAGTCCAGTGTTCCGGCGGATCTAACGGTCTTTCCGGTAAATCTTGCATGGTGGTTCCTCACTGATAATCTCTAGGTGTCAGCGGCGACATCTGAGTTGGGTAATCTTCCTGACTCGTCTGTCGCCGCGTTCTGAAAAAGCCCTGGTGTTGCGGGTACATCCTGTGGAATCTTCGTGCATAGAAAGGAGAGTAATGATCGTTGATTTTGAAGTCTCTGCCTTTTTCGTAGAATGGCAGTTCTGTCTCCCAGCGGATTCGGTGGAAAATCCCCCTGGCTGAGTAATGTTTGAAACCTCGGTTTATTTTTTCTTCGGTAAATCGCACGAACAGATCCCAGACTTCAGGGTGTCCAGAATGAAAGGCTGAGACCTGTTCGCGCATCTCGTCAAGGCGCGTTAATTTGGAATCAAAACGGGAAGTCATCATCCGGGTCTTCCGCAGCAGAAACAGGCGCAGACTCCACCGGAGCTTCGTTGCTACCGTCGAATAAGCCATCGAACTGTTTTGGATAATAGACATCTCCTGAAACCCGGAAATATTTTTCTCCAGAGTCCTTCGCGGTGTTTAGCCACGCTGCCAGATTGATTCTGGGTCCAAGATCAGGCGATGATCCCTCTTTGTTCCAGCCATTGTTCTGCATTAAAACGACTAGCGTTTTAAGCATATCTTTCGTGATAACGAGGTGACCGCGATACGGCGGTTGCCTGTTTTCTTCGTTTGCGTCTGCATTGCGCCAGAGACCGCCTTGCTTGGTTTTCGGATACTTGTCAGCCATTTTTACTTTCCTTTCTCTCGTTGATGAGTTGATACATTTGCTCCATGTCAAGAGCGCGAATCTTGTCTAGTCGTGTGTTGAGTGCTTTGATCTCCTCTTTGAATCCAGCATTGTAAAGTTTTAGTAAGGTCTTTTTGTTTCCGTTACTGCTGGTGAATTTATCTATCCATCCGGCAACCGTTTCTGGATCTCCTGATTTTGATGGCGTCTCTTCAGCAGGTAACGCGAATTGGAAAATAGTGTGAAAGATAAAATCTGTCACCTCATCGATGTTCTCAGGGGTAGCCTTGGCTACGAGTTCTTTCTGTTTTGCCATTCGCTTCTCCAGAGGAGAGGATTGTTTGGGTTTTGCTTTAGCAGGAGGTGGTTTCTTAGCCTGAGCCTTTACGGTCTGTGCATTTGATCCGGCATTCACTGTATCCTCACCGGAGTAGATATAATGACCCAGGCCCATGAGGGCCAGGGTCTTGGTCAAACAACGCATCTTGTTGTCAGAAATGTCCCTGCTGTTAGCCGACTTGATTGCGGCGTTCTTATAATCCATAACCGGCAACCACATAGGTTCCATAAGGATTCCCCATGCCCAAGCCCAAGATAGGTAGGTTAAGTTGCCTTTCTTATCGGTGTGTTCGTTGCAGTCCACACTGCTGAGTGTTTCCCAAATGTTTTTGTAGGTCATTTCCTCGCTGCTCACTCTGGTTACTCCTTTTTTGAGTTAAATTGCTTGATTATTATTTCCGCCAATTCTTTGACGCTAAGTTGGTCAAACAAATTGAACGGAATTTCTGTAATTGGCAGTTTTCCTGCTGAAATTATTACCTTTTCATTGACTAGGCTCATTCCTATGTTCGCTTGTTTGAATCGCTCATCAGCCCAAAGCCCCAGCATTTTTCTCTCGATAGCGTCTTCGCTATGAAATTCAATGCTGATTGATTTATCAAAATCAAAGATCGCCATTGTTCTGCTCCAGATACTCTTTGTGCTGACTGCAAAAAGGAGCCACCTCGCACCAGTCCTGACACCGCACCCGTTTGCCTTGGCGATGTTCAATTACGTGCTTGGAATCCATGCCATTGCTAGGGTCAGCAGCCCATTCGATAGCCTCTTCCATTGAGTCCAGCAGTCTGCTGGCTCGCTTGTGCGTTGTGGACTTCATCACTGCGAACTTCTCAGGCCGCTCCCACATCTCTTCAGCAGTGCAAAGGGGTAGCTCCTCGCCAATGAGGGCGGAGTAAGCGGCTTCCTGATGAAGTGAAATACGCTCATCTACATACGCTTGAGTGTCCTCGAAAGACCATAGTGGTACGGGAATCTGCAAAATGGGTGCATCAGGATAGCCTGGCTTTCCTGCTTCAGAAGATTTCCAGTCGCGCAGCATCGCTAAAACGTAAAGTTCTGATACCTCAATGTTTTTAGCTTTTTTTAAGAGGAAAGCATAGCTGTTGAGTTGTTGTTCCCAAGCGGGTTTTAGGCCGTACATAGTGCTGTAGACTGGTGTGACCTTGTAATCGACAATGATCCAGGTTCCATCATTCTTCGGGAGTAGCACATCAGGAGAGCCAGAGGTTCTTGGACCGTCTGGGTGATCCCAGAAGATGCGCTCCTCAGTGATGACCCCTTCACCGATAGCGTTCTCCATGACATTGTGGAAGCCAGTTCCAAGGGCGCTGAAGGCACGCTTGCTCACGGATTCGACAATCTCATCCTTGTGAGC